TCAGACTATTACGATCGGTGCTCAAGCGTTCTCCTTGAAGAAGAAGAACCAGGACAATTTCGGATCAACGTGGATGGATAACACCACGGTGCCCGGAACAGAGGTAAGGATGACAATCAGGAATGCCTACGAAGGCAAACCCAAAACAGCCCCCTCGGCCTCTGGACTTGTACAGACCCAGTACGAACGGCATATCGCTGACCTCTTGGTCACGGTTACCGACGAGAACGGGTTCATGAAGTCTACGCAGTCCTACACGCATATCCGCAATCTGCGGGGCAGCGTGGTCACTGACGTCGGCAACGTCGCTCAGGCCTTGGCGGCCTGGATGACGACTAATGCCGATGCACTGGTCGCATGGGACAGCTGACGACATCGCGTCGTTAGCCTAACCCACTCCACTTGATAGGGACGCCTCGCGGCGTTCCGAAAGGCGGCTATTCACCGCTTTCTCGTGTGAAGTTGTCGGGATCTACTAGCCTAGTAATCATCCGTAACCATGAAAGGTTCGTAATGACGAAAAGACTAGTTCACTCGCTTGAAGGATACGTTACCGCGGTCTTCACAGACTTGCGGCCTACGTATGGTAGTGCAATTGTGGATTGGAAGCGGGATCTAAACCGCTCACTTCACGAACTGGGTAATCGAGGAGAGCGACTGCTCACAATCGATTTTCCAGCCATCAGAAAGCACCTTGAAAAGTGCTTAGAAGAAGGCTCGTACATTCCTTCTGGCCTGCCGCTTTCGCGGTGTGTCAGTCGGAAGGTGCAGGTGCCGGCGTTCTGCCGTGCTCTGTACCTACAGGTCTTCGACGTTGATGGAAAGTTGTTGACGGAGCCTAACGCAAGCGCCATAGCTGACTTACGTCAGCTGCTGGAAGGGTTCGGAAAGTTAAAGAACCCATGCAAGCAGGAGGCCATAGATGAAGAAGTTAAAACCTTCCTCACCAACGAGAACGAGCTCAAGAAGCCCACTCTGGCTTGGTCGGAAGATTCGCTGTATGCGGATCCTTCTGATGTTAGGGCTATCTCTTTCAGCGACGGCATTCGCCGTCCTGGAAAAGATGTCTTCTTGCCCGGTTTCGACCCAGCGGATGCTGGAATCGGAGTTGGGGATGCCACAGTTCTGCAAAGAGTCTGTGACATCATCGTATCGTCATTTGGTGACTTCCATCTTGAAAGAGATGATGAAGTAGTCACTGAACGTCCGCAACACGGGAAAGGCCGAGTTAGCAACCTTAGGAGGAGTCAGAGTAAATTTGACTTCACCGACTGGCCACGTAAGCTCGACCGGATATTTCCCTATGATAGATATGCGGTGTCCGATCTTGGCGCCGCCTCTTTCGAGAACGACAACGTAGAAGGATTTCTTCGAAACTACGAAGCCCCTTCTAAGCTTATCGCTGTACCAAAGACTATGTCAGGACCGCGCCTCATCGGCTCGGAGCCCAACTATCATCAATGGATACAGCAGCTGATTCGTGCTCAAATCGAGTCACGAGTGAAAAGTACGGTTTTACGGAACTGCATCTCCTTTGGGGATCAGAACCCGAATCGTGCACTGGCCCTTCAGGGGTCCAGGGACGGCAGTATCGCTACTGTCGACCTCAAATCGGCTTCAGATAGGTTGTCTTGCTGGACTATAGAGCGTGCCCTTAGAGCGAATTTAACCTTGCTCGACAGGATACATGCTTCTAGAACCCGGTGGATGCGTAATGCCATTAATGACGCTTTCTCCAGCATAGTGCTGAGGAAGTGCTTCACGCAAGGCAGTGCCTGCACATTTCCAGTGCAGACAGTCGTCTACTCCATGATATCAATCGCCGCGGTCCTCATCACTGAGGGTCGTGAGGTTAGTAAATGGAGTATCACCAGAGCTGCACGTAAAGTGCGTGTCTTTGGGGATGATATCGTTATCCCGACCAACACACTACCTAAGCTTAGGTGTCTACTTGGCTTTCTACAGCTGAGCGTTAACTCGAACAAGACTTTCCACAAAGGGAAGTTTCGCGAAAGTTGCGGCCTAGATGCTTATGACGGCGTCGATGTGACGCCGGCACGAGTTAAAAGGTTTTCACCTAACCCTTCGCACGATATAGCACAGTCCATGATAGAAGCAACAAATAACTTCTATAAACGTGGGATGTGGCACACAGCTCATTGGCTGCGTGGCTACCTCGGGGGCTTTAAGGTCCCTACTATAGCTATTCGTGACTCTGAGAAGACCGTTTTCACGAAAGTGGGTGACGGTTTCCAAAGTATTCTTGGACTGCAAACGGACCACCTTAAAAGTCGGTGGAATCCGCGGCTGCAGCGCCTTGAGTACCAGGTTCACAAACTTGCGAGTAACAGCAAGAAAGTGCCTACTCAGAGTGCTTACGACCTAACCGATTATCTATTCGGTTCGCGAGTTAAAGAAAGATCCATCAAGGATCTCCTATTTCCCCTAAATGGGGGGCTCGGTGTCGTAAACAAAGAAAGCGCAGTAATGCGCTTGGGGTGGTCCGCACTATCATAGGAGGGTCTCACGACCTTTACTAGATATTGCGTACCCTTAACGGGCGACATGCCCGCTATCCAGAGAAGCAGTGCCTCTCTGTAGTGACG